GCGGTCAATAAACCAACGCTCTTGCGGGAACTGCGCGTTTGGATCTGGCACTCCGCTTGGGTTGCCCACAGTTTCGAAATTAAAGGTGTCCCCAGCCTGCGTGATCAACGTGTCGCCACCTTGCGTGATGGCAACGTTCTCAAAACGGAAGTTGATGTCGTCGAGGTATTTCTTAAGTGTGCGGATGCGCCTAACCTCCGCCCCACCGAGGTCATTGCCCGCTGTTGTGGCATTAACCAGTGCAAGCAGCACAGTCATGGTGCTGTCAAGATTGCTGACCGTCAGCGTTGGTCGGGGCAAAGTACCGCTGCTGGTGTACTCAAATCCTTCTGCCTTGATAGGAAGTCGCGTGTACTCCGCTCCATTGAAAACAACGTTGATGTTTTGATTACGGTCGTTTTGGCTCATGCCAGCGTGAAAACGATATACGTCTGAACTGCCATGCAAACTGCTGTTCAAGCGAAGCTCAAACAACTCAATAACCGCGCTAGGCGCAAGCTTGAGTAACTCGTCGTATACAGCTGAAATTGCTGCCCAAACAACGGTGTTGTCCTTAACCGCACCAGCGGCAACACATTTGCCGTTAAACACAAAAAGACAGCGAGCAGCGACCTCAGGGCTGGTTGGATCGCTTGCATCAACAGTGCTGTCATATCTAAGAACTTCTGTAGGCCAAGCAGGCTCTGACGTGCCAGACGTGCCCGCTTGAATACATCTAAACCAAAGGCTGCTGCCATAAGCCGTTGTAGAACGACGAACGTCACCAACAGAAAACGCGGTGTTAGCGGTCCAAACTGCTGTCGCCATTACGGTTCAAAGACTTCGCGGAACGTTGCCTGAATATTGGCAAGGTTTGAATATGGCAGCGTCTTCGTCCACGACGGACAAACCCATTTGTAAGTTTGACTGTCATCAGGTGGCGACCAATCAAACGGAGCGTTGTCAGCAGCTCTTGCGTCTAAAAAGTCCTCAATCGTATCTGCTTCAGACTCCGTGATGTTTCTCCACTCAAGAGACCATTGTTTTGGATTTTGACGCAATCCATAGCTTAATCGAGCCTCATAGCCGTCTCCAAATTGCACAGTGCGCACATTTGGCTGACTGGCTTTTTGCGCTCCGTAAGACGGATCAATAGAAGGGAAAGTGGCCATTAGCTTGCAAGTAAGCCTCCAGGACGCTTCTGCTTCACTAGCTCCTGTTGTACTGCAATACCAATCGCTTTGCCTAGCTGATTGGCCTGACTTGCATCACCTTCAACAGTAGAGCCAGCAGCGTCAACATTGACTGTGATGTTGCCCATAGCAGCACCAGAAGCCTCAACGCCAAGCTTGCCGTTTGATCCACGACGCAACGGCATGATCGCTTCGGGTCCAGCCTCACCCATAAGCCCAGCACCATTCGCCATCGGGAACAGCGTGGGTTTTTTGACGATGCCGCCCATGCCATAAGGCACGATCTTGTTTCTGGCGATGACGTTGCCTTTGGCGTTTTCCTTGATCTTGAGACCTGGGAAGACGGCCTGAAGTGCTTGGAAGAAAGCAGCACGGGCAAAAATGCGTGACAAGTCTTGCAGTACTGAATTGGCAAACTCATGGAAACTTGCTTTGCCTGTGGCAACGAAGTCTGCAAACGTATTGGCAAACTTGTCTACTGCCTGCACGCCATATTCAGCCAAGGTATCGTTCAAATTAGTGGCTTCTTTGATGACTTCTTTTAACCCATCGACGAAAGACTTGCTCTTGCCTTGACCTTTTTTGACGCCTGCAAGAATATTTTCGATAATTTTTTCCATCTCCTCCAATGTTATCTTCTGGTTCTTCAGCAATGGCGCAAGCTGCGCTTCTAACAGCAAGCGCTGTCGAGCAAGATCTCTTCGATTAAATTCTTCTTGGGTGATCTTTCCTGTGTCCAGCAAGGCTTGGTCGACTTGCGCATTAATGTTTTGCTGTAGCTTCAGCAAATTCTCTTCAATCTGTTTTTTCTGCTGTGAGGCTCGGAATTGAAGTTCCGCCTTTGCAAGCTTCTCCTCATTAACCTTGAGATTTTCTAGCTCGATCACTTTAATGTCAGCTTTGAGTTTTTTCTCAACATCGGCAATAGTTACGACCTCCATAAGCGCTGCTTTTCTGGCCTTCAGCTGATCATCAGTCAGGTCTGGCTTGCCTTTCGCTCCACCTAAGTCCTCAAGAAGAAGGTTGCTGATATCTTCCAACGATGCATCAATAATCGATTGCGGATCAAAGCCAAGCGCTCCTGCTGCCTCCTGCGAAGCGAGCCGGATCCTCCTGATCCGCCCTGTATCAGCACGCATTGCATTTGTTACGTCTCTCGCTGTCCTGACAGGGCCTAAAGCTTGGAGAGATTTATCGTCGCCTAAAGTCGCTTTAAGGTCACGGACTTGCTGAGCCGCTGCCGACAAAGGCTCGTTGAAGCTAGTGCTGCCACGACTTCTTTGGGAAGAAACTGCCGTCAACCCTCTAACAGCTGTGCCAGTAGTGTCTTGCTGAATAATTGCATTGATTTTGCCCAGGGTGTTAAGGCGTTTTTGATATGCATCAACTCCTTTTGTCGCCTCTTTCAAGCTAACTATTCCTGTTTTTATATCAGACACAAAGTCTTCAAACTTCCTAGAAGACTTAAATGCAGCAACCCCAACTGCAGTGATGCCCATTGCGATCAATATGAATGGGTTCCTTGCCATTGCAAGAGTTAAGCCCTTGATTAAGGCAATCATCTTGCCGAGGGCTGGAATCATGCTTGTCGTAATTGTCCTAGAGGCGAGCTTGACCGCAAACACAAGCCCTTTCTTGCCAATCACAGTATTGAGGATGATGACTTGTTTAATCAGCATTCCTATGACAGCGCCGCCACCAACTACAGCTATAACATCAATCAATGTCCTGAAGTTTTTAATAACTAGAGCAAGGCCGTCAATAATCACTCCGACCACATTTGCAACCACCGTCGCAGTGCTGACAATGACAGGAGTCAAGGCTTTAAGGGAATCAGCAATACCCTCTTGCAGCCTTTCGCCAACATTGATCAACTGTTCACCTAAAGCCCTGCGAACCTCGTCAAACGACCTCTTTTGACGTTCTCCAGACTCTTCTGCGCTTGCAGCCATCTCCAAAGCGCCTTCTGAATATTTTTTCGTAGCAAAAACCAAGAACTTGATTAACTTGTCTAGTCCAACCTTTCCATCCTTTAACTGCTTCTGCAGTACAGCTCCACTAATGTTATTAGCCTCCGCAAAAGCTGTCACTGCCGCAGGAAAACGCTCGCCGAGTTGCCCAGAAAGCTCTTCTGCGCTAATACGACCCTTGCTAAACATTTGCACCAAGGCTGTCAATCCGCCCCGTACATCATCTGCAGAGCCTTTGGTTGCTTTTATAGCTTTAGTTGTGCCTATGAATGCCAAAGAAGCCTGCTCAATCGTGCCTCCAGCACCTAAAACAGCAGCAGCCAAGCGCGTCATTCCTACAGTGGCATCTTCGCGCTCAACATTTAATTTTTTAACTGCGTATTCAATCGTTTGATTTGCAATTACATTTTTGCGAGCATTCTCTGCATATTCGCCTTCTTTTGAAATTATTCGATCTAAAGCCTTTTCGGCCAGGGAAATTGATGCTGCGTAATTAGTGAAGCCACTGATTTGTTGTGCAGCTATTCCAGCGCTTGTCCCAATTCCGCCACCAACTACAGCCCCACCAGGCCCAAAGAATGAGCCAACTAAAGCGCCAGCACCACCAGCAGCGCCACCAAAGATGCCTGCAGAA